TGCCCGGACTGCATGGGCGTTGCCAGCAAGGCCCGTGTCCTGGCTGAGTGCACGGCGAAGCGGAAGCTGCTTTCAATCCTTGAGCACGGCACCGAAGTTTGGGACGGTGAGCGTTGGGTGTCTCCGCTGAAAGTCATGGCCGCCGTCTACGCTGACCACTCGGACTACCTGCAGGAGTGGGCGCTGTAATTATTCTCGACACGCCGGACGCTGAGGTATTAACACAAGTGGGCTGAATCCATGTAAGCTAGGTCATGCCTAGCCAGTAGTGTCTAGGAAACCAAGTCGGTCCAAGTGATCGGCCTTTTGCGTGCCCGGACTTTCCACTCGGGCACCCAATGACTGAGGCGCTGACGGACCCCCATACGCCAGCGCCTCACCTTTACTGCCCCATCAAGTCGCGTCAATGGAATGTCGTGGCCGCTGATGGGTGCATTGATGAGTAGCTCAGTTGGCAGAGCAAGGGACTGTTAATCCCTCGGCCGCAGGTTCAAGTCCTGCCTCATCAGCTTGAGCGAACGCCGTCCGACACACTGACGAGAACGCGGCCACGACAAGTAGCTCAACCCTTCAATGGCGGGAGGTTCGGCCATCGAACACTTTACGGTGGCCGTAAATGCTGGTGGTCAACGCCGAACGGTCATAGTCCATGTCTACCCAACACAAGAGGCCATGGTCCAAGCAGGCCGCGACTTCAATGGAGACGACGCACTCAGCCCCGAAACAGCAGCCTTAGTCCAAGCCTGGGATCGCAAGCAAAACCCGCAAGCCATCCTCCGCTTCCACTTCGCGGCGATGCTGGATCACATCTTCATTCACGAGATTGTCCATGCAGCACAAGTCATCTACCGATGGACCAACCCATACGTTGACGAACCGGCATCCGCACACTTCACCCACTACAACGAAGAGTTCGCCCACCTCGTCTCCGACTTGTACATGGGCCTACGTGAAGGAATCGACGCCCGCTACACGATCAGTAAGGGGTAGATGCTATGCGCCTTTACGCGGCTATCTGCTCGGTCATCGAAGCATGGGCCGAACACCTCCGAACCGACACGCTGGAGAACGAGTTCGCCAACGCCGACTGGGCCATGAGTCAGGGCGACGCGGACGAGGACTTCTGATGACGGTAGCCAGTGCCTAGTCGTATCTGCTCTACCTCAGGCTGCCCCACCATCCACGACGGGCCAGGCTCACGCTGCCCTGAGCACAGCAAGGAAGCGCAACGTACGCACTGGGATAACACGCGGGCATACAACACCAAGGCGCACCGCATCACGTTCAGGTTGGGCGTGCTTGACCGTGACCCTATCTGCGTACTGTGCCATGTCAGGCCCAGCGTCGTAGCTGACCACTACCCACACGGTAGGGCTGACCTCGTTGCGCTTGACATGAACCCCGATGATCCACGCTATGGGCGCGGACTGTGCACTGATTGCGACAAGACGCAGACGGCACAGCGCCAACCAGGTGGATGGCATGCCCCCCTGGATGAGCCAACCTTGGAGTTATCCACACCCTGTGTATAACCGGGGGGTACCCCCCTCGAAGGCGCCTGGTTTGGACGCGCCGGGTAGGCCGGAAAAACCGCCGATGGGTTCAAACGTTCTCAGAGCGCCCCCTAGAATTCCGCGAGAGCCCCTCGCGGATGTACCAAAACAACATTGGAGACCCCGATGGCTTATTTCGAAATCACGCAAATGGGCGCGCATGCCCACGTCACCATGGACGGCAAGCGGCTGAACTGCATCACCAAGGCGGAAATAGTGGTTTCCGCGACGGAGCTGACGCGAGTCACCCTCTCAGTCCTCCCACTCGACGGCTTGGCCTATGAGGGCGAAGCTGTCGTGGGGATCAACCCCGACCAGGCCCAAGAACTTATCCGACTCGGCTGGACTCCGCCGCCGCCGAACTAACCCCGTTTTACAGCCAGCCTGCGCAATGCGGCTGGCTCCTTCTAGTGCCCGCAATGGGCGATTGGAGGCTGCAATGACCAGTGGTGGAGCTCGTGCACGCAGTGGCCCCGCGCCCGACCCAGATTCATTCCGGCAGGCTGGCCGGGATGGGTTCGTAACTCTCCCGGATACCTATACCGGCCCAGTCCCCAAGTTTCCCTTGATGGACCCCCCGCCCCGCGAGCTTGAACTGTGGGACCGGCTGTGGAGCCAGGGCCACGCTTACATGTGGATTGCGAACTCGCAGGAGATCGACGTTGCCCTTCATTGCCGCGTGACAGCCTCGATTGAGGCATCCGAAGGTGAGCCGACGGCGGCGCTGCTGGGCGTGCGGATCCGCATGGGCGAGGATCTGGGCTTGACGGTTGGTGGCGCCAAGAAAAACGGTTGGCTGTTCGCTAGGCCAGACACCGCCGCTGACATCGCTGAGCAGAATGCCACCACCAAACCAGTCGGCAACGTCACTGACCTCTTCTCAGGTGTGAAGGTCCGTGGAGCATGATTACACCATCCCGAAGATCCACATGGGCCGACTGGCTACGGGGTGGATTCAGGCTCACTGTGTAGTCCCTGAGGGCGACACTGCCGGCGATCCGTTTATGCCGACCGTGGACCATGCCGTCTACCTGGCTAACTATTACGAGGTTCGGCCGGCCGCGCAGATTGGTGAGAAGAACGTTGCGTTCGCTCACCGTGTCGGGCTATGGATGGCTGCGCAGAAGATCGGCAAGTCTCCCGGTATCGCGTCCCAGGCTGTCTTTGAATTCGTCGGCCCGTCGCTGTTCAATGGCTGGGCTCAGTCGGGCCAGACGTACCGCTGCAAGGACTTCGGCTGCCCGTGCGGCTGGGAGTATGACTACGCTGCGGGCGAGCCGATGGGTAAGCCGTGGGCCACGCCGCGTATTCAGATTGCCGCCGTCGTTGAGGATCAGGTAGAGAACACTTGGGGCGCGCTGGTCCCGATGATCGACAATGGCCCGCTCGCTAACCTGCTGAAAACGGGTGAGGCGTTCATCAAGCACCCGAATAAGAACCGTGACTCGCGTATCGAGACGGTGACTTCGAAGGCTGATGGACGTCTCGGTGCGCGTATCTCGCACGCATTCCCGGATGAGATCGGTCTGTGGACTGATTCAAACAAGATGAAGAAGTTCTTCCGTACGCTGGCCCGTGGTACTGCCGGCATGGGCGGCCGGATGTCGTGCTCGACCAACTGCTATGACCCCGCGGAGAATTCGCAGGCTCAGGCGTTGCATGAGTCGCGGCAGAAGGACGTCTACAAACATTACTTCCCACCGGATCCGAAGCTGAATTTCAAGCTGAAGGCGGATCGGAAGAAGATTTTCGCGTTCAACTACAAGTTTTCGCCGTGGGTTGATATCCGTTCGATTGAGGCTGAGGCTGCATCGGTCATGGAGGCTAACCCGGCTGAGGCTGAACGGTTCTTCGGTAACCGGATCGTTGCGGGTTCGCGGTCGTGGTTGCAGCCTGGTCAGTGGGAATCGCGGAAGGCTGTTACTTCCGTGAAGCCGCGCACGAAGGTTTGTGCCGGGTTCGACGGTTCGGAAACGAACGATGTGACCGGGATCCGCTTGGAGACGTTGGATTTTCACCAGTTCACGCCGCGCTATTTCGATGGCGAGCGGGAAGCGATCTGGGATCCTCGCAACTGGGATGGCCGTGTGCCTCGCCCGGAGATCCATCGGGCATGGGAGGACATTAATAACCAGTTTGAGATCGTCCGCGCTTACTGCGACCCGTTCAAGTTTGAGACTGAGCTTGACGAGTGGAAAGCGGCCTACGGGGACAAGGTGTTTTTCGAGTGGCGGACCAACCGTATCTCGCAGATGCACGCCACGTTGGAGCGGATGAAGACGGACATCATTGAGCCGGATTCAAAGTTCTCCCATGACGGCTGCGAAACCACGGCATTCCACATGCGGAACGCCGTGGAGCGCGCACGCCAGGGGCAGACATACATCCTCGGCAAGGCGTCCGAACTCCAAAAGATTGACCTTGCTATGTCGTCGGTGCTGGCGCACGAGGCCGCCGCCGATGCCGTGGCGTCTGGCGCTAATGCCGTGACCGAGCCTGAATACACCTACGTCTTCTAAGGGGGATTGCTTGCTTACCAAACAGGAAGCCACGGAGCAGGTAAACCGTCTTTACCGCATCTTGCAGTATCGCGGGCAGGAGGCTACCGAGTTCAAGGAATTCTATGAGGGCAAGCAGCCGCTCACCTTCGCCTCGAAGGAGTGGAAGAACTTCAACTCGACCCGCTATAAGGGGTTCACGGACAACTGGTGCGAGGTTGTAGCTAACTCGACGTCGGAGCGTATCGCGGTTCAGGGCTTCAAGCTGCCATCGTCCACCCAGTCGCGGCAGTCGAAGCGCGAGAAGAGCCTCTATGATTCCTGGCTGATGAATGAGCAGGACTCGTGGAGCGCTCAGGGTTTCCTGGATGCGATGATCTGCCGGCGTTCTTTCGCGCTCGTGTGGGGCGATCCTGACGGCGAGCCGATCATTACATGGCGCGATGCCCGTCAGGCGATTGTCTGGTATGACGCGGAGACGAACCGTCGCCGTAAGTACGGCATGGTGATTTGGGATGACCTGGACGCCAATAAGGAGTTCGTCACCCTCTACGATGCCGAATACGTCTATAAGTTCCAGCGCGCCCGCGTTTTTGCCGGTTTTACTGGGCTGGCGCTGCCTGAAACCGTCCTTTCCTCGCTGTCATTCGATGGCGGATGGGTCATGGATGAGGAGGCGTCGGGCGTAAATCACTTGGGCGTTGTCCCGCTGGTGGAGTTCCCGAACCGGCCGGTGCTTGGTACTGGTCCCCTTTCGGAGATTCAGGGCGTCATTCCGATGCAGAACGCCATCAACCTGCTATGGGCGTACCTTTTCAACGCTGCGGACTACGCCTCGATGCCCGCCCGCGTGATCATGGGTCAGGCGCCGCCGAAGATCCCGATCATCGACTCCCTTGGTAACAAGATCGGCGAGCGGGACATCGACGAGGAGAAGCTGACCCAGGGCCGCATGTTGTGGCTGACGGGCGAGAATGCTTCTATCGGCCAGTGGGACGCCGCGAAACTCGACGTATTCACGGACACGATTGAGAAGGCTGTCCGTCATATCGCTGCACAGACCCGCACCCCGCAGCACTACCTGATGACCGGCGCCGGCATGTCCAACCTTTCCGCCGATGCGATCATGGCGGCTGAGGCTGGCTTGGTGCAGAAGGTAATGCAGGCGCGTGACTTCTTCGAGCCGCGTGTCCGTGACGTCTTCGAGCTTATTGCCATCCAGAAGGGCGATGACAAGATGGCGCAGGAGGCAAAGCTTGGCGTGGTCAAGTGGAAGAACTCTGAGTCACGCTCTGAGGCTCAGAAGGCTGATGCGATGGTGAAGGATATTCAGTCTGGCTACCCGTTCGAGTATCTGCTGGAAAAGAACGGTCATTCACCGTCTGAGATCTCCCGGATCATGGACATGAAGACGGCCGAGACGCAGCGGAATATGGCGGCGGGTATCGGTGATCTTCTAAATGCGTCCGCACCGCCGCCCGTGAGTAACGGCGCGGTGGCCTGACCGTGGCGTCTGTCGCTGAGGTTGCTACTGACTTCCAGTCGCGGCAGATCAGCCTTGCGGATCGCACCGCAGCGGCTGTTGTGACCCTGTGGCGTGGCGTGAATCCGGCGTCGATGTCTACGAGTTGGGGCATTGTCGCGGCTCGTGCTGCGGTACTGGTTCAGCGGGCTCAGTTTGTGATGGCCGCGAATGTTGATCCGTACATGGAGAGCGTCGCGGAGGCGTTCGGCGCTACGTCTCTCACTGAGGCTGCGGTGCGGCCGCAAGGGTTCGCTGCCGGGTTCACTGACGATGGCCGCTCGATGAACGGTCTGCTGCTGACTGGTCCGGTCAACGCTAAGCGTTCCATTGCTGGTGGCGCATCACTGGCCGGCGCGATGGATGCGGGCGCAGCGGCGTTGCGTACCGCTGTGGAGTCGCAGATTGCCGGGGCCGGTTCTTCGGCGTCGATGGTTTCAATGTTCATGCGGGATGCCCCGGCACCCGCGAGTGCTGAGCCATTCAAGGGCCCCGGTGGTCACATGTACGTCAGTGGTTCCGATGGGCTGGTGAAACCATACTTCCGGCCCAAGTCCTATGTGCGGATGGTGCAGGCGGGCGCGTGTTCCCGGTGCATCATACTGGCTGGCAAGCGGTACGGCAAGGCTGTGGCGTTCCTTAGGCATCCTCGCTGCCACTGCACGATGATACCCACCGACGAGAATATTGACGACTACCCCACTACGGACCCGAAGGCATACTACGAAGCACTGTCACCAGAGGCTCGCGTGAAGGCGTTCGGCAAGGCTGGCGTGGAGGCTATCGACGCGGGCGCGGATATGAATCAGGTTGTCAACGCCCGTCAAGGAATGTACGTGACCAAGGACGGGCAGAAGGCTACTCGGATGGGCACGACGAAGCGCGGCATATATGGCGCGACTCAGGACGCTTTCACAAAGGAAGGCGCAACGTCGAAGTACTTGCGAACTTCTAACGCCCGCCTTATGCCCGAGGAAATCTTCAAGATTGCCAGCAGCCGCGAGGAAGCCATCAGCATGCTCAGGCAATACGCCTACATTTTCTGACCCACCCTCAACCCCTTGCCGCAATGGCTGGGGGTTTTCTTATGTCCCGCAATGGGGCTGACGAAAAGGAAACGCAATGCCCGATCTGATCACACCCCCCGCCAGCACTGAGCCACCCGCGGCAACAGAGCCGCCCGCTGAGACGGCACCCCCCGCCGATCCTCCCGCCACGGACCCCGAAGGCAGCGAGACGGACCCTGACGGCTCCGAAGCGCTGGGTGATCCCGGCAAGCGCGCACTGGACTCCATGAAGGCCAAGCTTGCCACCGAGAAGGCCGCTAAGAAGGCGCTACAGGACAAGTTGGACGCCCTGAGCGCCCCGAAGCCCGGCGACGAGAAAACCCCCGAGGACTGGCAGCGTGAGGCCGACGCCCGCGCCATGACCAAGGCGAATGAGCGCGTCCTGAAGGCTGACCTAAAGCTGGCGGCCAAGGATGTCCTGATCGACCCCACGGACGCGCTCCTGAACCTGGACCTGTCCCAGTTTGAGCCCGGCGACGACGGCGAGTTTGACGCCGATGACATCACTGAGGCTCTCAAAGATTTGGTGAAGCGAAAGCCTCACCTAGCAAAATCCGCCGCGCAAAGTGGCGGCCCGCGTGTGCCCAAGGTTCCTGCGGATCCGGCCAACCTGCCGAAGACCCCCCTGACGCTTGACGAGCAAATCGCCGTAGCGAACAAGTCGGGCGACGTCATGACGGTCATTCGACTGCAAAACACAAAACTCGCAAATCGTGAGTGATCTAGAACCTTAGGAGGGTTCCATGTCCGGTATTTCAGGGTTGGGCACAACCTATAACCTGCCCAACTACACTGGTGTTCTTCACCAGCTTTCCCCGACGTCCACGCCGTTCTTCTCCACCATCGGTGGGCTGTCCAACGGTGGCGGTCAGGTTACGTCCACCGAGTTCGAGTGGGAAGGTTATGACCTTCGCACCCCCGGCCAGAACACGGCACTCCAGGGTGCCGCCGCTCCGACCGCTCAGAACCGTGTGCGTCAGAACTTCACCAACGTGGTTCAGATCCACCAGGAACGCGTCTCCGTTTCGTACACCAAGCAGGCCGCTTATGGCCTGAAGTCCGGTACGAACAACGACCAGACCAACCCGATCCTGAACGAAGT